CTCCTCCTCAAGGAAGTAGAACTTCTGGTTGTTGCCGCCGTTGGCGCCGTAGATGAGGACGTTTGCGCCCGGCGTCTCGCTTCCCCAGGCAACGTCCACGCGCATGCCGCGGGCGATGTAGGGGCAAATCTCGTAGAGTCCGTTAGACAGTGCCAACGTTCATCGCCCCCCTTCGCATCAGGACGTCGAACAGGTTCAGGATTGCCGACTGGATTGCCGCGTCGTCGTTGACGCGCGCGCCGTCGATGTAGACGTTGTTGCCGCCGTTGGGCATCCGGTTTGCGATGGCCTCGGCGTAGCGGTCGAGGTAGGGCGCGTAGCTCGGCCATATGAACTCGCCGCCGCGCTCCCCGGCGCCGATGAGCGTCGCGCCGTCCACGTAGCCGCCGCGCGCGTACCAGTCGATGCCGATGGATGGCGGGTAGCCCTTGCCGCCGATGCCCCACGGGACCTGGCCGCCGTTGATGTTGAAGTGCGGCACCCTGATGTCGGGCAGGCGCAGGTGGGCGTTGTTGATGATGTCCTTGATTCGGCTCACGCCACTGTTCACGAGGTTCTTGGCCGTCTCGATGGGGTTGGTGATGGCGTCCTTGATGCGGTTGAACGTGCTCTCGACGCTTCCGATGATGCCGGAGAGTCCGTCCAGCGCGCTGCTGATGATGCCAGCGGCAACCTGCACGGCGTTCTGGATGAACGGCCACACGACCGATGCCACGGCGCGGATGTTGTTCATGGCGCCAGTGATAAGCGCCTGCACTACGGGGAACACGGCGCGTATGACTGTTCCGATGACAGTTGCCGCCACCTGAATGGCCTGCTGGATGACTGGCCACACCGTCATGACGATGGAGCCAATCGCGCCCATCACGGACTGGACGATGCCCAGCATGCTCTGGAAGTTGCTCGACACGGCAGCGAGCACCTGCGTGAGGATGGGCATAAGGTAGGCCACCACGCCCTGCACGGTCGGCAGGACGTTCGCGTTGACGAACTCCACGACCTGCTGGATGGCGGGCAGGATGACGCCCATCGCGCTCATCACCGCGGTGCCCAGCGCGCCCATCACTGGCATGAGCACCGTGCGCGCGATGCCGCCGATGGTCTGCAGCGCGGACGCGATTCCGCTGCCTATCTCGGCGAGCGGGCCGCTGATGCTGTCGGGCAGGGCGTCCATGATGAGCTGACCGATGGTGCCGATGATGGTTGCGACCTCGGGAACAACGAGCAGGAACGCCGTCTTGATGGACTCCACGAGCGCCGATGCCGCCGCGCTCAAGTCCAGCTCTTTGCCGCCATCGCCGATAGCGGTGAGGAAGTTCTCCCACGCGCCTTTCATGGCATCGAGCGAGCCTGAGAGCGTCTGTGACGCCTCGTGCGCGGCGTTGCCCGTGAGTCCGAGTCCGTCCACGCCCTTGGCCAACATATCGGTGACCGCCTGCTGGTACTCCGCGACGGGCACCTCGGTAAGTTTGGTGTACTCGTCGGAGAGGAAGCCTGCGGCCTGTGCCTGCGCGAGGAAGTCCGCGGACGTAGCGGGCAGGATGCCCGAGAACTGGTCGGCGATGGACTGGTAGCTGCCAGTCGAGCGGGTAATCATCATGAACTTCTCGTTGAGAGTGTCCATGTCCTTGCCAGTGCCAGTCGCATAGTCGGCGATGGCCTGCATGCCCTTCTTGGCGGCATCGTATCCCGCTTGGTCGCCCATCGTCATCTTGAACGTGGCACCCACGTCATTGATGGCGGACAGGTAGTCGTTCGCGCTCATGCCCATGGACTTGTACGCTTCTTGGGCGTCACGCTTGATGGAGTCGTAGTCTATCTCGCTGAAAATCTGCTTGGCGCCGCCAGACAGCTGCTGGTAGTCCATGTAGTTGGTGAACGCCTTGGTCATCTCGCCAGCGAGGTTCTTCGCCGCGTCCACGGCCATGTTGGCGACCATCATGCCGACACCCATCAGGGCGCCCTTCATGATGGACTTCAGGCCACCGCCCATGGAGCCGCCGATGCCCTCGCCAGCGCTCACCGCGGCGGCCTTGTCGACCTTGGGCACGACGTTGAGGTACGCGTTGCCGTTGAGGTACGCGTTGCCCACGGATTCTGCCATCTTGTCACCTCCTTGGCTTGGATAGCTCCGCCATCAGCTCGTCAATGGGCAGGGAGCGCGCGGGGAGCGTCCTTCTGGCGCCCTTGCGGAACGCCTCGGGGCCTATCGGCTGCGGCCTCGCGCCGCGCCGCTTCGGGTCGCTCATGCCCCACATCAGCCCCGCAAGCTGGTTGATGAGGACGGCCTGAAGCTGCCTGTCGGCAGTCCAGATGGCGTCCTTGTCCTCCTTGCGGTAGGTGCGCGACTCCTGCGGCAGCTGCATGAGCAGCGCGGCCATGCGCCGGGGGCTCTCCCCTCCTCGCATGGCCGCGTCTAGGTCTATGCCGTAGTACTGCTGGAAGTCGGCCCGCAGCTCCGGCTCGTGCAGCCTCAGCTCATTGGCGAGCGTCACTAGTTTTTTGGCAGGCACTTCCCCGCAAGCTCGAACGCGAACTGGAAGAAGGCCTTGATGCCCTTAGCGCCGCACGCCTCGTAGAGACGCTTGCGGTCGTAGCCGGTCGCGGCCTCGATGAGCGCGAACGCCTTGGCCACGCCCTCCGTGTAGTTGTCCTCGTTGACCGATGCCTCGGCAATCGCCATGGCGAAGTCGACGGCCTCCCACGAGTCCTCGATGCCCGGCTCGATTTGGAACGTGCGGCCCTGCACCTCCACGATGCGGGGCGCCTCGGTCAGGAGCGGGCGCTTGGCGGCGAGCGCCGCCTCAAGCTCCTCCACGCTCATTTCGCTTGCGTCCATGGTGCCTCCTAGGCGGTGAATGCGGTGTGCTCGTAGGTGGTGACGCCATTCTCGTCGGCGATGGCCTCGAAGGTCAGCTGGCGACCGTCGGCCTGCGTGCCGTCGAGCGTCTGCTCGCCGCGCTCGGAGAGCTGGTAGGTGCCGCAGTAGCGCTTGACGATGCCAGCGGCTGGCGTGGTCTCCACGACCACGACCACGGGCTCCAGCGTGTCGCCGGTGTGCTTGCAGGTAAGCGCTCCACTCTGGCCCACCACCACGTTGTCGTTGCCCCACGTGAGCTTTGCCGTGTCGGCGTTGCACTGGATGGGCGTGAAGCTGACGTTCTCGGTGTACTCGGTCGTGAGGTTCACGACCACCTTGCGGGCCTCCCACGCGCGGATGGACTCCTGCGAGCGGGACTCGGAGATCTGCACGCCCGCGTCGCTGGTGAAGCCCAGCAGCACGAACGCGGAGGGGAGTGCGGTGGTGGCGTCCTCGGGCAGTGCCGTGCCCTTCGGGGCCACCCAGATTGCGCCGGTCGCGGCGGCAGCGCCTACCGTTACCTCGGCTGGGTTCATAGTAGCCATCGGCTACCTCCTTCTAGTCTGTGAGCTGGCACGCCATGTCCACGTAGAGCTGGTAGCGAGGGCAGCGGGTGGACTCGTCGTAGAACGGGTACGGGCCGCTGTTTATGCCCATGTGCCACACGCCCTCGGGACGCGTGCCAACCTCGATGAGGTTTCGGATCGTGATTGCCAGCGCCTCGGCGTCGGCATCCGTCGCCGCCCAGCACTGGATGGCAACGGAGGGATGGTCAACCTTGTCGGCGACGTAGCCTCCCGTGCGCTCGACCGTGACGAACTGCTCGGGGGCGTCGTCGGGGATGGCCATGTGGTATGCGGTGTGGCCGTTCGATTCCAGCCACTCCATGACGGCCTGCGTGACCGAGTACATGGCATCACCCCTTCGCCTTGAGCAGCGTGTTGTTCTGCATGTTGTCCTTCTGCGCCGCGTAGTTGGCCGTGTAGACGATGCCAACGTTGCCCTTGCCGTGGTCCTCAACGTTGCCGTCGTAGGCGGCCTGCGTGTCGCCCACGGCAGGGCTCATGTGGTCTCGGTGGTAGAGGCCGGTGCGGAAGCCAGAGGACAGCGCGTTGGCGGCGGCGATGATGGAGCTGGTGGCCTGCGCGAGCGCGGCCTCCACGCCATCGTCCTTGCCTGCCGCGCGCTGCAGGGCGTCCATGTCCCATTCCACGCGCGCGTCAGCCATGGGCCACCTCCACGTTCACGGGGCGGTTCCACTGCGTCGGGCAGTTCTCGGCCATGTAGGGCATCGGGTCGCCCACAACGCGGTAGGTGTCGGCCCACGGGGCGGGAAGCTCGACCTCGCATCCGCGCAGGCTCGCCGCGTAGGACTTCGGGAAGTGCAGCGTCAGCGCAAGCGTGATGCCCTGCTGCCGTGCGGCCTCCATGTCCTCGGTCGTGGACGGCGCGACGAGCACGTTGCCCACCACCTCGCGCGTCGGCTCGCCGTAGACCGGGTTGTTGAGACGGTCGGTGCCCACCTGGTTGGGGCGGAGCACCGACACCTCCACTCCCCTAAGCATCGGTGCCTGCCAGCGCGCCGAAGCCGATGCGGGCGCCCGCAATGCCGAGCATCCGGCGCTCGTCGTCGTTCATCCTCGGCGTCCCGTATGTCTGGCCGAACATGACCGACTGCGTGTACGAGCCTGCCGTCACGCTCATCTGCGTGGCCCCGACAGGTATGTCCGGCGAGCTCTCCTGCGGCATGACGCGGTGGGCCATGGAGCGGCATACGCGCATCATGGCGTCCGTGGGCCATTCGGAGCGGGCCGAGTGACCGAAGCCGTGGCGCCTCAGCTCGGCGTCGATAACCACGGAGCAGTCCTCGAGGCACTCCTGAAGCATGCCCACGTCAGATACCTCGCCATAGCGAATCCTGTAGTCCTCGATGGATGCGTAAGCCACTTGGCCCACCTCCAAGCTACTGCTCCTGCTTCTTCCTTGTGGTGCGCCTGCGCGGCGTGGGCTTGGGCTCCTCGACGCGCCTGTAGCCGTTGCGGAGCATCCGCTCGGCATCCGCGTCAGAGGCCATCACCTGCACGCCATTCGGCGCTATCAGCGGCACCATTAGGCGGTGAGCAGGTTGAAGTAGCCGGTGCCCTCGACGGCGAACGCGACCTCGACCTCCGCACGGACGGCAATCATGTTCTGCTGCCAGAGGTTGATGGCGTTATCGCCAGTGCCGAGCGTAGCCTGGTCGCTGATGGAGATTGCGACGCCAGCGACGGTGCCGACGATGGCCTTGGTGAAGTCACCAGCGACACCGTAGATGTCGGTGGTGGCGTCCACGTAGACGTTCTTGGAGGTGGAGACGGTGGCACCCAGAATCGGGTTGATGGTGCCGGACTCGACGCCAGCGGTGAACAGCGGGCGCTTGTCACCATCGACGG